GTTGTCTCTGACTAATCGCCAAGTCAGCAGCTATATAATAATTTAGGTTAAGTTTTCTATCTTCGTCTTTTAAAGGAGTAAAATCACTTTCTTTAAAGAATCCGTTAGCATCATCAAGAGGTACGTTGAGCATCTCTTGAGAATATACGTCAGCCAAACCTTGTGCGACGTATTGAGCTTTACGCTCTTCTAAAGCTTTCTTGTTCCATCTATCAGGCCACAGTATCTTACTAAAGTCATCTGTGTGTGCTCTGTACTTAATGGACAACCAAGAAGTCTTGTAATTTGTAAACTGCTTTAAATCTTCAGTAATGAGATTCTTTAAAGCTTTAGTGCCCAGCGAGGCTAGTTGGGACTCAGGCATCAACCTTTCAAGAAGGGAGTCTAAGTGCAAAATAGTACCTACTATGCGAATCTTACCTGTAACTGACAGAGCAGGGATAAGAGCTGAGTAGAACCATCTACGAAGCTTTTCACGTCTATCCTTGTTTAGAACCTGTTCATCAGATTCCATATCGTCACAGATGATTAAGTCTGGACGTTTGTTCAGCCATTTCAAACCACGAAGCTTTTGTTCTGAACCTTTAGCTTGGATTCTAAATGTATGACCATCATCGAATTTACCTATTATATCATCTTCGGTTTGCTTTGTCAACTCAATGTTACCAAATAAACCATGTATATCGTCATTGTCCCTGAGTTCTTTAATAATATCACCTAAGAACAAACCAGCTTGCGAGAAGCTGTCTGAGACAATCAAGACATACTTAGACCTACGAAATAGTACTTCTGCAAGACAATATGCGTAAGTGACGGCAGTAGATTTACCATGACCACGAGGAGCAGCAATAGCAACAAACTTGTCTTTATGGCAGCACAAGCTCCACAGTTCTCTGTGGAATTCTGGGGTCTCCGTAGCCGAATCATAGTTCTTAACTAGACAGGCGTTACTAAAACCTTCAATGACTTCACTTGTTAGCTCCACTCGTTCTATTACCTTTTTTTCTATTTACTGCCTTGCTTACAACTCGAAGGTTGCTCTTAGCGGTACTACCGCCTTTACTTAAAGGTTTCTTGTGGTCAACTTCTTTACCATCACCTTTGGAGACCTTACCAGCAGAAGCCATTTCAGCTCTTGCACCATTCCTGGAGGCTCTGTTCTTCTTTTGAGTCCCAGTACCATGGTAGTCTTTATATTCTTGTTTGTAGTTACGTGGTTCCTTGCGGGGCATGTTCGAGTACCAAAGGTTGAGGTGTAATATCTTTTTCAGTTGTTTTAGGCTTAGCAAAGGCTCTGAACTGTTCAGCAAGCTTAGCTAGTCTGTCGTCTACAGTACGCTCTATCTGCTCCTGTATAGGCTTATCTTCAATGATGTCCTTACGAGCTAACATATCATTAGCGACCTTGGTAGCATCCTTTAAACTGACAGGAACACGAATTAGCTCAGAAGTCTTAGGGTCATATTGATAGTTACCTTTTTCTAAGCGGTCCTCAGTCACATCTAAAGCTTTAGACACAATCTTAGTTAACCTAGCATTGAGCTTTAAGTTATCTTCAGACTTAAGGTCATCAACCATCTTCTTGAACCAGTCAGCATAACGCCAACGATTAAAGGTAGCTAAGGGTATGTCTAAGACAGCAGCAGTCTGTGCGCCATTGCCTAAAGCTAAGAATGTAGTAGCAGCCTCAAGTTTCTGAGTATCCGACCACCATTTACCTTCAGCTTTTAAATCTCTCTTTTTACGCCTTGTCATACGTTCCTTTACTTGTGGGGTCATTATAACATGCTTTTGTTTAAAAGTCAAGGATTATTTTAAAAGATACAAAATGTATCTCATTGTTTACAAATACCTACGTTATGTATACTATGAGATACAAAACCCTAATCTAAAAGAGACAATAAAGACAATGAAGATAGTACTTGACAAATCTAAAAATGTATGCTATTATATACTGTATAGTATCTTAGTAGTTCTTTTTAGTTTCTGTATAGTAAGTATTTTATAGAGTTTACTATTAAAGGTTATTACTAAGTAGCTACTAAGATGTCTTTATCTATGTAGTACTATAGGGCAAAGAGAACTTCTCAGCCCTTCACAGTGCTTCGAGCACATCTTCCACAGGCTACCGAGCACAGGTTAGCCCTGCCTAGTAACTCTGCAGTCTTTCCTAGACTTCTCTATGCGGATACTACCCCTTGTTTTAAAAAGTATGTCAGCGTTATAAATAGCGTTATATAAAAACTATAATAATTCTTTTTGACCCTCCCCTGCCCTGTAAATCTATAGGGATTCTCCCCAGCTTTGCCCAGGCCTGCTAAGTACTGCCAAGCCCTTATCTAATTAATCGATAAAGACTCTATAAACTATCGTATTAATTAATGAGTTATCGCTGCAGTAATCTATTCAATAACTTACCTTCATTACCTAAGTACTATTCCACAATGCGAAATGATAAGACAACCCTGCCCAATGCCCTGCAGTTACTATCCCGTTATCCCCTATAGAATGGCCCTGGCTTTTCTCATATTGTGAAATGTAAAAGCTTAAAACCTAGGGTTTATCCCTATAGATTTATATGGCAATGGCCCGTTATAGTGTATACATGCTTTACAGTTTAACTATTCAATAAAGGGTTACACCATGCATAAACTAATTAACATACTAGCAAACGTCTTAGGGTTTATCCTAATGGCAGGATTGTTTACAGTGCTCATACTTATCGTTACTGATACACTTTAAAAGGACAATACATCATGAGTTATAAATTACAATTCAAGCGCAAGGCCTTACTAGGTTTTAATACCAATGCGAAAACCGTCAAAGGTGAAAAGCTGGGATTTTATACAGGTATCCTATATCTGGCCCCGTCGGATATATCAGGTCACCAGGTATGCCCAATGGCAAAAGCTGCCAATTGTGAAAAGGCCTGTTTATACACTGCAGGCCGAGGCGCATTCAATTCTATTCAATTGGCACGTATCAATAAGACTAAAAGCTTTTTTAATAATAAACAATCTTTTCTGTTAAACCTAATAAAAGATATAGAAAAGGGCCAGCGTAAAGCTGCTAAGCTGGGCCAGGAATTGCTTATTAGGTTAAACGGTACGTCGGACATACGCTGGGAAAATGAAGGGTTTATAGACTTTGACGGTAAAGCTTATCCCAATTTAATGGCCCGTTTTCCATTGGTACAATTTTACGATTATACAAAAATACCCAATAGAAAAGACTTACCCAATAATTATGATTTGACGTTTAGTTATTCAGGGGCCAGCACGTTTACAAAATTTAATAAGCTTGCTATTAAAAACCAATTCCGTATCGCTGCAGTGTTTAGGTTTAAGGCCGATATCCCATTAACATTCAAGGGCATGACCGTCTTACCTGGTGACGATAGCGACGTGCGTCACGTTGAGCCTCAAGGCCATATTGTCGCATTGTATGCCAAGGGCAAGGCCGTAAAAGATAATTCAGGATTTGTACTTAACTAAGGGTAAACACCTATAGACGATATAGGTTTTACTTACTAAACTGTAATTGTAGTCTAACTAACTAGGAGAATTTAAAATGATTGTACTTAAATACGTAAGCAAGAAAGCATTAAAAGAAAGCATTGGTAAACCGTTGCGATATATAGAGACCAGTTTATTTGGTCCTGAGTATAAGGCCACTGGCAGCATTACAGGGGCAAACCGTCCCCATATTACAGGCCTGGGCCGAGAGTTTTTTGCGACTGTCACAATGGTAGACGGTTTAATTCAAGGGGTAAAATAATGCTAAGCTTAAATGATATCGATACAATCGAATGCGACGAAGAGGCCACAATGGAGGATTATTACCAGGCCTTGCAACGTACTATTAACAGTGGATTATGGGGCCTTCAGGGTTCATATGGCAGGGCCATGATGGACGCAATATCGGCAGGCCTTTGCATGCTAGGTAAGAGCGAAGCAAGAGATTATTATGGTAATCACATTCCATCTAGAGACCAAGTGCAAGCAGGTACAAAAGGTTCATATGATTTTGTTGCAGCAGAAAGAGGCCAGGACTGGGCCGAGTTAATGGAGAATGCATAATGGAATTCAAATTAAATATTAACCTGGATAACGACGCATACCAGGACCTAGGATACGAGCTAAGAAAGAACGTGGAATACATTGCAAGTGATGTAGGCCTGGGCCTTACTAAGGGAAAAGTGCGAGATACTAATGGCAACACTACAGGCCATTGGGAGATTGTCCAGGATGAGGCCGAGCAGTTTATTAAAGACCATTTTCAATTTATAAGAGTAGGAGATTAAACCATGAGCACTAGAGACTATTTAATCGAGCAGTATTTGGACTTTAAAAATAACTATCTTAGCCCTGCATTGTTTGCAGAGCATAGAGGGATGACTGAAGAGCAAGGGAAAACCCTAATAGACTTAGGTAGAGACTTGTTTAATACTAATAACGTACACGCATAAAGGAAAATATCATGAGCGCAATAGACTTTCACAGCACAATAGCAAACCATGGCAGCCTATACGATAGAGGCGGAGCTGACTCTTATTATCGCAGGCCAATGAGGCCTCACTATTATCCTGAAGGCAGTTACAACGGCGAGGCCGTCACTGATTTGACCGATGAAGAGATAGCAGTATACATGCAGGGTTATTTTGACAATGAGCGTAGTGGTGACTTTAAAGACTGGGAGTAATACAATGAAGCATGATATATTTTTTAATACCAAAGATGACTTGATTACTTATATGGATGAGAACTTTCCTGAGGCTACAGTACAGCATGTAGAATCAAATGGTGCTACTTATGTTGCTAGTGGTTGTACGCTAGAAGTAAAGGGCTTACACTTACTACTTAACTTGGAGGATTAAACCATGTATACGGAAGATAGGTATTATGAACCTGAAGACGATGAGGATGACGAAGAGGCTTTTAACGATGCCGTCGTGTACTGGACTGAGACCATTCTCAGGGATGAATATCCTATGCCTGACGAAGACTTATGGGCTGATGCACTCAAGGCTCTAGGTTATACGCTGGAGCAATACCCTACGCAGTCGCATGCTCCGATGATTGTCGTGAAAGAAGTAGAAGACTTTTATGCAACTTTAGCGTATGATAAGGCTATTACACACGTGGAGAAATACGGCTATGACTAATACACAGGCTGAGATGTTTCCTGAAGAGGCTAAACTAATGTGGGAAGAATTTTGCTACCACAATACACTTGCCGACGCAGTCGCTATGATGTTAAAATATGGTGAAGGTAAAGTAATTATGGATATTTTGTCCATGTATCATTCTGCGGAGACTGTAAAACAATGATAATTTTCTTAGGATGTTTAGCAGTTTTCTACCTAATGGTCTTTGCTTTTTTATATAATTGGTCATTAGATTTACAAAACATTTTTGTAGGACTTTTTGTATGGGTTGGTTGGTTATTGCTTTTTCCTTGTGTAGTAGTTCAAATTTTAGTATGGAGTAATCATGGTTGAGAACCTCGTTAAACAACTAAGAGCATACGCTGATAAGGATGAGTACGTCGTTACTCGCTCACTCCTGATGAGGGCTGCTGATGCTCTCGAAGCACAAGAGGATAACAGAGCACACCTGTTCGCTAAGATGTTAAGCGACAATCAGAACTTCTTAGATGCTGAACGTTATCGCTGGCTACGTGATGGCTCATGGGATGTGCCTCAAGAAGAGATTGCACCAGCTATCGTGCTGTGTGATGGTAAGATGACTACGCACGTGTGGCTCACAGGCGACCATGTAGACCAAGCGGTAGACTCTTGGATGTCTAAAGATTTTAAAAATAAGGAGAAGTTATGAAGTCAGATAAAAAGAATATTAGTCAAGAATCATTAGAAAATTTAGTAGTTTGTTTAATGCAATGCAGAGATGAAGAGGGTTTTTTGTTAAACATTAACCCAGCCAACGCTTTTCAAGATTGGTTATTGGAAATGTATCCTACATCCCTGCGTGAAATATGGTTTAATTTACATTCTTATGTGAAAGCAAACGAAAATGAGTAAAATTAGCGTAGACCTTGATGTAGATATCTGGATGAATGATAGAGGGCAAATTCAGCTCTTCGTAGGCGATGACCCTAAAGCAGTCGAGACTATCTCTCTGCTTGACTTGGTAACGATGGCAGTCAATGCTCACAAGCGACCAGCCAATGACCATATAGACTGGGACGATGTCAAGAAAATTAACAAGATTAAGAAAGCATTCCTAACATGCACTGCCTATCTTACGCAAGAAATTGTAAATGCTAAGTAAATATTGGGTTCACGATGAGGATGGTATCGCCTTTAGATGGTTTTATACTAAAGCTGAGGCTCTCGCATTCGTAGGCTTTAATGCTTGGACTATCGAGCTAAGAAAAGCACCGAAGTTTCAATTTGAGGAGGCACTATTTTGAGCTTTACTATTTATCAGGCTAATGGCTTAAAGGTAATTCAATGGTTTAAGAATGTAGATGAGCTATTAGCCAGCATGTTCACACATCCCCATGACGCTTATCATAGGAACTAATATGAACAGAGAAGATATATTATTGATTATATTCGCAGTATCCTCAGTAATAGATACTGTATTAAATATTTATAAGGAGTTAATAAAATGACAGACGCAGAGTTAATCGCTATACTAAACAGAGGTGGGATTGCTTCTACATTGTATGAAGGAGAAGTAGGAGAAACTAATATGCCTACTTGGAGAAAATTAGCTAAGGAGTTTAGAAACTATTATGAGGTATATTATAACACACAATCTGATTCACGAGACTCTTTCCTTAATGGAGATAATGCCTGAAGTTAATCGAGCTAATACTTATTCACCTGAGCAGATGGATTGCGAATGGGTAAGTTGGGATTGTGACAACGTCTCAGGAGAGGCTCTAGGAGGCGATGAAGAAGAAGATGAGGTGTAGGTATCAAATGTATGAGAAAACGGCTGTAAAGAGCTTTAAAATCGATTTAAATGGTACTGGAGACCACCATGAGATGTTATTGTTGTAACACCCTGCTGACTGATTATGAAGCAACGATTAAGTCAGTGAATACTAACGATTTTCTTGATATGTGTTTAAAATGTCTTAAAACAGTAAAAACAGATATACTATATAGAGACAGAGTAGATTTACTAAGTAGTGAAGACATAGATGATTTAGATTACTACTTAGATGATTTAAGTAACTTAGATGATTATTAAGTTATTATTATAATATTAAACTACATTAACTAAATAGAGAGAAAATGAGCAATTTAATAAAACATATTCCATGTCTTAAATGTGGAAGCTCAGATGGTAATGCAATTTATGATGATAACCATGAATATTGTTTTGTTTGTGGTAATCATATTAAAGGTGATGGAACAGAAAGTTATGTTGCGCCTACAAGGAAGAAAAGTATGTTAGAAATTAAAGGTAGTGTTATGTCGATTAGCGACAGAGGTATCACACGAGATACTTGTCAGCATTATGGAGTATCCCAAGACGGGACTACGCAGTATTATCCCTACGCAGATTCAGAAGGCATTATTGTAGCCACTAAGAATCGTGTGGTAGAGACTAAGTCTTTTGGTATTACTGGTGAGTGGAAGAACACTACACTGTTCGGTCAGCAGTTGTTCGCTAAAGGCGGTAAGACAGTAACGATTCACGAAGGTGAACTAGACGCTCTCGCAGGCTTTCAGATGAGTGGTAGCAAGTACGCTAACGTCTCAGTACGTAACGGTGCTCAAGCAGCCTTAAAGGATGTTAAACAGGCTTATGAGTGGTTATCTTCATTCGAGAGTATCTACATCTGCTTTGATGCTGATGAGGCAGGACAGAAAGCAGCCAACGAAGTAGCAGAGATTCTTGGTAGCAAGTGCAAAATAGTGAAGCATGTCTCAGGTTTTAAAGATGCGTGTGATTATCTTGCAGTAGGCAAAGGAGCAGAGTATGTCAAACAATGGTGGGCAGCAGAGCAGTGGACACCTGATGGAATCATCGCAGGCTCTACGCTATGGGACGAAGTTAATAAACCTGTGGAGAAATCATCTGCACTCTATCCATGGGCAGGAGTCAATGAACTCACCTACGGCATTCGTCCAGGAGAACTCATCACAGTCTGTGCAGGCTCAGGACTAGGTAAGTCTCAATTCTTACGAGAGATTCTATGGCACTTAATTCAATCTTCAGAAGGTAACATCGGCTTGATGTTTATGGAGGAGTCAGTACGTAAGACTGCTCGTGGTATCATGTCGCTCCATCTGAATAAACCACTACACCTACCTGACACACTCGTCAGCCCTGAGGAGTTAAAGAATGCTTTTGATACAACACTTGGCACTGATAGGCTTTTCTTTTGGGATAACTTTGGTTCTACTGATATCGACAATGTGGTCAATCGTATACGCTATTTCGCCAAAGCAGCAGACTGCAAGTACGTCTTTCTTGACCATATTAGCATGGTTGTATCCTCTCAGTCTAATGGTGATGAGCGTAAAGCTATCGATGAACTTATGACTAAGCTTCGTATGCTTGTGCAAGAAACAGGTATTAGTTTGATTGCAGTATCACACCTGAAAAGACCTGAATCAAAAGGACATGAGGAAGGTGCTGCAACATCCTTATCACAGTTGCGTGGCTCTGCATCGATTGCTCAGCTATCTGACATTGTCATTGGCTTAGTTCGTAATGCTCAGCATGAAGACCCGATGGAACGTAATACTACGAGGGTTAGTATTCTAAAGAATCGCTTCAGTGGGTTAACCAGTCCTCACTGTGCAAGCTTGCTCTACAACAAAGACACTGGTCGGATGTTAGAGATTCAGGAGACACTATGAAGCTATATGAATTGAGTAAAGGTGATTGGTTTAAAATCACTGATGAAGAATTGAGAGTACCTCCAGCACATGATGATGTAGACCTTGATGAGGCATATTGGTTTGGACACGTTGATGGAATGTATAGTTACTGCAAAGATAAAGACGGACAGTTATGTCACTTTGCGGCTTGGACAGAAGTGGAGAAGGTATGAAAGTAAAGCTACACATAACACACTGGCACAGAGGGGGTGTGTTTCATTGGGGCGACTTACGATTTAATGGTGGCGATTTATACTATGTTTATAGATTCGGGCCAATACTTTTACAGGTGAGAAAATGAACGCAAATGAACTAGCTGATGAATTAGATAAGTCTAGACAAAAACCCTATACATCTGAGCATTTAGTTGGTAAAGCCGCCAATATGTTGCGCCAATTTGGGCTT